AGCCAATCTTCCTTAAGTGCGCCGCTGGTTAACAGTTCGGCTAACGTGCCGGGGGTGGCCGCCCAGGCGCCGTTCTCGTACTCGTAACGGGTGAACGTTCGAACGTCGATGATGGGCAACCGATCGCCGGACCGTTGCAGCACGTCCCACGTGGAGTTCATTTGACTGCGACAGGCGTAACCGTACGCCGACCCCCTCGAAAAATCGCAAGCTTAGGGTCCGCCGACAAATCGATCACCGTTTTGGCCGGTTCGTAATACGTGCCCTCGTTGTACTGGGACGTCTCGACGGTTATGATGTCGTCTTCCCGGGTTACCTTCAACAGAATCCCGTTGGGGATCGAGTTCCACCCGGGGCGTTGGTTGCCGGGAATGCTGCCAGTGGCCACGGTCCCGTCGCTCCATTTTAACCCACTGTACACCTGAGCCAGGTATTCCGTGGCGGCCGTGTAATTTTTAGCGACAATCAAGGGCGCCGTGCCGTTCAATGCCCTCAGGACGTCCAGCGTGTGGGTGTTGCCGCTTGAGTCCACCGCCACCGCCGCGCACAGCCCGATCCAATCGTCGTCGCCGTTATTGGACCTCAGCCGTGTCTCCAGCGTGTACCGGCTGTACCGTTTGTTGGATATAAACCCAATGTAAGTAGCCGAGTTGATGGTACAAATTAATTGATCGGTGGCCGACAGGTAATTCCACGCTTGCATTTCACCCGGGTTGGCGTTGGTGGCTCCAGGGTTGGCCGAGGAACGACTGAACCGCTGCCATTGGTTAAACACCACCTCAAACGATTCCTTGTACCCCTGCATCAACCCCAACTCTTCGTCGCTTTCAACAATCCCTGCTGGGATCACCGCCGGGGCCGGGTGGAATTTTCCGTTCCGGGTTGCCAATAGATGGTGTTTTGTGTTTAACGGCAAAGTCAGCGTGTTCTTAAGTTTTTGAGTAAACTCAACGACTGTGTCGACTAAAGTCATGTTTACGCTCCGTGATCAGAGGGGCTCACACCCCGCCGGATTGCTCAACGCTGTATTTAGAGGCCACCATGTACGTGACGCCGTCGTAGCGTCCGGTGACGTACAGCACACCGTCGCGGGTTTGTTTGACCAAACCGGTCGCCACGCTGCTTTGGGGTGTGACGCCCTCCGCCGCTTTAACCAACTCGCTCAACAACACCACGAACTCTTGGGTGTATGGGGACATGCGGTTGAAGTCGGTCGAGTCGTTGGTCACCAGCATGTAGTCGCCGAACTTTTCTGAGAAATGGCAGATGCCGTCGACGTTTTCTGGGTTGCCGATGACGTAGGTGGCCAACGACTTGTACAGGATCTGACTGGACTCCAAGTTCTGGTTGATCCATTCAGGGGTGTAGTCCCGACCACTGATCAGACGGTGCGCCACCTGACTGGCGTGCAGGGTCACCAACGACGGCGCTTTGATCGTGGGGCTGTAAATCCCCGCTTGGAGTTCGCGGTTGGGCACCGCGTACGTTGCCCATTGGGGAATGAATATGAACTCGGTGGTTACAAACAACTCCGGGAGGATTTCCTTCCAATCGTCTTCCGAGCGGGTGGAGTTGGTCAGGATGTACTTAACCAGCTCCCGCTTGATGGTGTCCGGGTTGTTGCCGGCCTCGCCGTAGATGATCACCAACCACTCTGTCGGGATCTCCCAGGCCCGATCGGCTGGGTCTACGTAATGGTACCGCATGGCCTTTAAATACGTGTAGGGGTAGTCTCCGCGCGCCGCCTGGGCCTGATTCAACTTGGCCACCAAGTCGTACCGGTCCAACGTCTTCTGAACTTGGTTGGGGGGTTGAAAAAGTCGTCCAGCGGCTCGATCGGCGGTATCACGTCAATCACAAAGTGTTCAAACTGCGTCCGAAACGCGTCGTCCGACAGCCACACTTTGACCGCGCACGGCATTTCCGACACGTCCGTGGTGAAACCAACCCACTCCGGCATCCACCGAGCGCCGTCAAACAACAACCGACCGAATTCAAACTGGGTGATGATGCCGGCGTACTCGGCGGTGACCATTTGGTTAAACGCCACCCGATCGCCCACCGTGCTGCCTGCATTGGCGCGGTCTAGCACGTATTGACCAAAACGCACCACGTGACTGACCACGATCGAATCGGGCTTTACCGGAGCCTCGTCCGTTACGCTATGAAACGAGACGAACGTTGAATCCGGCGCTTGCGTGTCGGTGTGGAATGTCTTATCCTTAGCGTACGTGTGGGAGTGACTGGACAACTCGCCAAACGCGGCCACGCGGTCGCGGGCGTTGTCGACCAGTGATAGAAAACTGAAAAAACCCTTAAGCGTGCGCATGGGTGTGGATTCCTTTAGTGAGTAAGGGGATGTGAACGTTCCTATAAAATCACGGTTGCCTTTAAAGTAACCGGTTTAAGTGCCGTTAGTTGCCCACGACGAACACGGGCCTTAGGGTCTGCGGTTTGTCCCTGCCGTTCGTGATACAGCCACGGTGATGGCCGAGGATAGGTGCACCACAGACGGTGTCACCTAACACGAGGTAGTTATGAGTACTTTATTAAAAGCCTTTGTGTTGATTTGGCCTTTCCTGAGAAGCGTGATCTTCAAAGACCGCACCGTGTTGGAGGTGGTGGTTGCCAATCGGCAAGTCACTTACATGTTCGCGGCGTTGGTGTTTGTAGCAGCCACGTTGTACGTAACCACTGAAGAGTTGGCCGCAACCAGTGCGGAGCTTTACCGGGTGCGTGTTGAATTGTCGTCGTATAACCTTGAGTGCGACTGCGCGGCTCCAATCGACACGGTTGCTTTGACCGGTCTGGACGTGTGTCAAACACCCACGGTTTACGACAAGACCAACCTCATGGACCGTTTGCTGAATTAACCCTATCCCCAGTGTAACTGAGGAAACCCGTTATGAAAATAATGGCGCTCGTAAGTGTGATGGGGATGGTGTGGTTGTTGGGAGGGTGTGCGGTCAACCTGTACGTAACCCCCAACGTGTCGATGCACTCAACCTCAGCCGCTGCCACTCCGGTGGCGGCTGTTACCGTAGCCCCCATCCCTGTACCCTCTGTTGTGAAAGTGCCGGCGGTAGTGCCGCCTAAAGAACAAACATGTGTGATGTCGGTCTTTCCGTACCTCGGACCCCCACCACGACCCGAATCGTTGCGCAGTCCTGACGTTGACAACTTACTGGATGTGAATAAGGTACTGGCCGACCACATCGTTGAGCTGCGCCAGCACATCGCGTTCGAGCGTCAACGGATTCGGGCGTTTTACAACAAGCAGTTATTAAAATGCGCCCCGTAAAGATTACCCTTTCCCGTTATGGTGTAGTCTAACCCCCCATGTAAGGATTCCCGTTTTGACTACTCCTGACGACACCCACGAATTAGGCCTGGTGCTTTACGCCGACGGCAGTTTCTTGCCCGGGCGAGCTGGGTGGGGTTTGCACGGTTATCTGTTCACGGCCGAAGCCCTGAAACGGAAACCCAAAGGCAAATACCTCCCAACCAGCACTGGCTACCAAGCCACCACGGTTGAACATACCGTCACCCCAACCACGTACATAGACGCTTACGGGCGTGTGGGCGGTGAGAACCCAACCAACAACACGGCGGAGCTGGAAGCGGTCATAGAAGCCATCGGCATCGCCATGCATTACCCCGTAAATCACGTTCACATTCTGTCCGACAGCGAGTACGTTCGCAAAGGGCTGACCAAACACGTGAAGACCTGGATTAAAAACGGGTGGGTCAAGGCCGACGGCGAGCCGGTGGCCAACCAGTCGTATTGGAAGCGGTTAATAACCGCGGAGTCCGACCTGCAGGATTCAGGACGGACGTTGGAGTTGGTGTGGGTAAAAGGACACAGCGGTGAGCCGGGCAATGACTTTGCGGACGGCAACGCCAAAATGGCGGCCAAATCCCAAAGAACCCGGATGTTTAAAGAGAACACCGCGGTTCAGTACAACACAACGCCCCCCGAAGCCAACCCATTGACGCTTAAGAACCGAATGTTGTTCAACCTAAGCGACCAGCCGTACACGGTCCCCATAGGGCCAACGCATTATTACCAATACCAGTTAGGTCGAATGCAAACCTACGGTATGAAGCAACACGACACGGTGGTGGAACGTCACAACAAGTCCGACTTACTGTTGGGCCGTCGCATCGCGGACGCCACGTTTTGCGTGGTGCGGGTGGACGAGCCGGACGACTACCTGGAGTCGTTGATCTCAACCCACTCCCGGTACCACCGTAAAGACATCACTGAGCTGGCGGTTGCCCGTTTGGACAACGCCTACCGGTCATCGGTGTACCAGCGTTACGAGCAGCTGGGGCCGGCCGGGTTTGTTGACCGTAAAGTGAACGGGTCCATGGTGACCCACAACGAGGATTTGATAACCAAGACGTTGGACCCCCCGCGTTTGGCGCGTGAAGCCATCGATCAGTTTGCATTGATGCAAGAACGACTGACCAAATGTTTGGATAACAGCCTGGGGCGTGGGGTTACAGCGGTGACCATAACCGAACACCTATATAAGGAGGACGCCGATGCTAAGAAAACAAAAACCGAGCTTTTAAAACACATCACCAACAACCTTCACTACCTGGAAATACCGATTACGGTGCTAGACAGCGCTGTGACCGTTCGGTTGGTGTTGGGTGTGGACTTACCGCAACGAAACAATCTAGCGAAGATTGCAACGCTTTCGCCAACAGTAACGCTACTGATCGTGGCCACTGGACCCAAAGCCTATTCGTTTGCGGTGGTGTTTAAAACGGATGGTGGTGATGCCATCTATCAATCCCCCTACACGCAGTTTGTGATACCGTAATTAACCGTGAGCTAAGACAATGGCAACCAAACACTTTATGGTACAGCGGGTACGCACCACCCTAAGTCACGTGTGGTTTTATTTTTGGTCATTGATGACCGATCAATGCAAACGCATGTGTGTGCTAGCGTCTCTGTACGCCAGGCTGACGTACTGCACTGAGGATGACTTGGAAGCCCTTAAGGCCCTGAATACAGATTTTAAATTAAGCCGCGACGTACACGCGTTGAGGTTTCTAATTTTAATCGCCCCCTGGATATGGAGGAATGTCCTACCGTTAGAACGCATCAACTCCGCTCAGCAAGAGTCGTACATTGCACGGCTGGTGAGGAAAACGCCGTGCTGGTTGCTGTACGGAACCCCGAAGCTCGACAAAACGACATACGTCGGTTGTTCATGTACTGTGTCTACAGTAAAGCAGCCGCGGCGTAACCCACTGACGTCATAATGGACTCCCCACTAACGGGGAGTCCATTTATGTCCGGTTTTGAAACTACAGACTGTCAATCACTTTGGTTTCGGTGTATTTTAAAGCGGTGGTGGTGTTGATGATCCGCGTGGTCAGCACCGAATACCATTCCACCCAACGCCCTGCCAACTCCAATTCAGCCGCCAACGTGGTTAGAACGGCCTTGCTGACGGTCGGTGAGGTGGGCATGGACTTGAACACCCGGTCGGCCAATTTGACCAACAAGTCTGTTTCTTTGGCCACGGTTTTTGGGTTGGCTTTGTTCCAGCGTTCTTTGTTGATGTCGTTGATGGTGACCATGGCGTCCACGCACTGACGGTTGCTGTGGTACAGCTCTGTAAAAACGCCGTCGGCGTCTCGGTTGCCTTCCACCACCCATTTCCGTTCCGCGTTGATGCACGCCGCTAAAACGTCCTTAGACCACACGGGCGTGGGTTCCAAATGCCGCTGCACCAGGTCTTCCGGGTGGTTCAGGTAATGGGCAAACCGCGCTTGAGCGGGCTTCAACACGTGATCAACCAACCCGGTTAAACACCCCAGTTGTTGGTTCTTCAGTTCGCTTACGTAATCGTGCAGGTTGCCGGTGAACCCCAGAGGTTTGGTCACCATCACCGAGTCCATGTCGGTGTATTGGTATTTGCGCAACACCCCGTTGACCGACATGGCGTTCACCACCTCGGGTCGGCTGTAGTCCCAAGTGGTCATAAACCGAAACGCGTCTTTGAGCGCGGCGGTGATTTTGGGTAAACGGCCGCTGATGATCTCATTTAGGTCCCCCAAATCAAAAGCTTCGGTGGATACCGCGTGGCACGCGTCCAGCAGGCGTTGGAATTCCGGCGTTTCCAGACCTTGCGCCGGGTGGGTAGTTTGAACAGTCATAGGAGATACCTTAAGGTGTGTAATACGAAAACCCGAACCAGAGCCGGCGGTGAATGTACGTCATAGAATGGCTCCACTGCCCGCAATAACATAAAAACCACCGAACGTCCCAATAGAGTGGATATAAGCGTTCCACCCCATTCACCGAGATAAGCCGTCAACTATGTTTAACAATACATTTGCCCGTCCACGTTTTCGCCCCGCCCTCAACGTCGGTTGTTTGATGGACATCAGCACCGGTAAATACGAGTTGGGTCCTCATGGGGAGTCCGTCTTAAATGGAGGCATCTCAGGGATCACCGGTATTTGCGCCCGCCCCAACAACTACAAGACAGCGTTGGCCGTGTACATGCTGGCCATGATGCGACGTGCGTGTCACGACAGCCACACCATCACCTACGACACCGAAGGGACGCTGTACCCCGTGGGTCGTTTCACGGCGGTGTCCAAGTACGACGACTACCTCAGTAAAATCGATTATCAGAAGACACGCAGTTTGCCTTTACCGACATCTCTCAGTACCGGGGCGATGAGTTTTTCGACCTGTTTCGTAAGACCATGAACGCCAAAGGCAAAGACGCGTCGGATCATGAGAAGACCACCCCGTTTTTGGACTCGGACGGAAAACCCCGCAAAGCCATTTACCCCTCCGGCGGGTTGATCGACTCGCTGTCCCGAATGACCGTTAAGGCCGTTGAGGACATCTACGAGAAGAACCAGATCGGCGAGTCGGGCATGAACACCGAGGCGATGAACAACGGCCGTGCTAAGAAGCAGATGTTCAACCAGCTCCCGCAGATCTGTGCGCGGACCGGGATGTACTTGCTGTTGACCGCCCACGTAAAAGACGTGATCAACATGGAGATGTACCCCACCGACAAACGCAACCTGTCCTACATGAAAAAGGACACGGTTCTGGAAGGCGTGTCGGGCGGCTTCTACTCGCTCCCCAACAACGTGTGGATGGTCATCAGCAACAAGTCCATGTTGAACAAAGAAAAGATGCCTGAGTACCCGTGGGACAACTCCACGGCGATGAAAGACGACACCGACCTGGCCGTGATCACCATGATCAACCTTCGGGGTAAGAACGGCATGTCGGGTTTCCCAATTGAGATCGTGGTGTCCCAAGCGGAAGGCGTGTTGCCCAGCTTGAGTGAGTTCCGGTACTGCAAAGAAAACGAGCGGTTCGGATTGGGGGGCAACCTACAGAACTACTACATGGAACTGCGTCCCGACGCCAAACTCAGCCGAACCACGGTGCGCGGCAAGTTGGACAAAGACGCGCGCTTACGGCGGGCGTGTCAGGTCAGCTCAGAGATGCTGCAGTTGGTTCAGTTCCACCGGACGTTGGAGCCGGCGTTGCTGTGCACCCCAAAAGTGCTGTACGACGATCTGACCGCCATGGGGTACGACTGGGACGTGCTGTTGGACACGCGGTCTTATTGGGTGTTTTGCCGAAGACGAATCAAAGCATGGTCAGCCGTTTTTGTCCACCATGGATTTGTTGCGAATGCGGTTGGGCCAGTACGTGCCGTTTTGGTTGTCTAAAGACGCGGTGGCTAAGCTTAAAATGGACAAAGCGATTAAGGGGTAACGCCTGTGGTCATATACACGTACCAGCTGGCGCACTGGCGCCGGTTGAAACCGGGGGTGGTTCCGTTGCTGGACACCACTGTAAAGACCGGCGAGTCCAGACTGGCCCCTACTTGGGGCATGGTGGTGGACGTCAAAGCCGGCCGCATCTCTGAAGCGGAGTATACCCACCGTTACCGCGCTATCTTGGATTACTGGTGGTTTCAAGACCTTGAGTTTTGGGACGACTTGCTCAACACCCCGGTCATCGCATTGGGGTGTTACTGCCCCGCCGGTGCGTTTTGTCACCGGCATTTATTAGTTGAGTTTCTCCGGTCCGTCACCGAGGTGGACTACCGTGGGGAACTGTCAACGCCTATTTTTGAAATTCAATGAGGTTACCGACATGATTAAGATTCAACCCAAAACGCCCAAAAGCATGGTTTTTCACCTGATCCGCTACCACGACGTGGAGCTGAGCGAGGCGTTTGTGCACCGCTGCCCCGCCGAGTTGGATCTGACGGATCTGAGCGCGTTCTTTCACCAAACCTTGGCTCAGTACGAGTTTGAAACCGGCGGTATGCGGGCGTCCTTAGACCCCTGTCTGCCGTTGGAGTTTTGGTTGCAACGGTTTGAACGGGACATACTGCCGGTGTTGCGTCAGTGCCGGTTCCCACCCCAGTCGGCGAAAGACGCTCGGCCTTTGTACGAGGTACACAACCATTGACTCATCCAAACATACCCACCCGCCGTGTTGTAGCGGCGGCTAACACCACCGGCGTCCACACCGTGGTCAGCGCCCGACACTACGACTTGCTGATGTGTCAGACCATCCAACAGTTGAACTGTTGGTCGCCGAGTTTCGCAAAGGAACTCAAGGCTTCATCGACCAGTTCGGTGTGTTCATGGACCGGTTTGAGGCCCTTCAAGTCGCCACCGACGCGGGGCAACTTAACGTAACCCGCGCCAAAACACACCCGGTCGACCGTTTGTTTTCCGAAGACCTGTATTGACCGCCGTTTGGGTTATGCTATGTTGACCACTTAACGAAAAGGCCGTCCCATGACCCCTCGCGAATCCGCCACCGCGGAGCTGTTGTATTTTATTGATCGATTTTTACCCGGTTCTAACAACCGCACCATCTACGAGACACGGCTGGACGCTATGAGCGACGGTGAGTTTGATGTCTACATGACCAAGTTGGAATCCGGCGACGACGTGGTTAGTTTGTTTGCCCCGAATTTGTCCGAGAACAAACTGAACATACAGCGCAACTTTGAAATAGCCCGTGAGTTGGGGCACGATTTCTTTCAGTACCTCTATCTGACCGACGCCCAAACCGGTCAAGTGGTCAAGACGCCGGTGAAGCACCTGATGGTGGTGCTGCCGTTACGCCGTCAAGCGCAGATGCTGTACAGCAAGATATCCGTACCTGACCACAACCAAGCCATCGACGAGCGCTCAGGGCAGCCGACCGGTCCCAGCAAAGGCGCCAGCATCTCGTACCCGGAGCTGCAGATAAACGCCGCTAAGGGGCTGGACAACATGGTCTTGGAGTTGATCAAATACCGGGGCGGTGACACCAAAGCGTTCAACGCCATGAACCGGAGCATACTGGAAACAGGCGGCGCCAGCTTGGACGCCATCAATACCCAAAGTGACGGGGCGGTGAAAGCCACCCAAACGCTGGACGTCATGCTCAAAGCCATGCACATCAACAGCAACCTAAAACGCTAACCGAGACCTTTATGGATTCATTGCACGCATTTGCCGAAGCGGCCGTCGTTGACGCTGTAAAAGAAGAACTGGCGTTTCTGCCGGAAAGTACACAGACCGCCTTTTACCAGTGGCTGCTGGAAC